TCTTAATTGAGTCAGGGATTTTTTTTTGTTTAGTTAAAATACTTAAACTTATCGAGAACACGTTTCCTAATAAGATTATCTTGAGCACCGCGTTGCAATAAATTGGAGTACGTATTTTTTACACCATATTTTACTGAACGTCCATAAAGACGCTTATTAGGCGTACGTCTAGCAAGTTTATTGATAGTGTATGTAGGCACTCTAGAATTATACGGATTAGAAAAATTTCTTTTTGTAGAATAAGTTGGAGTAAATCCACCACTAGTGTAATAAGGACTAGTATAATAGGTCTGATGTGGTAAAGGGTTTAACAAATTATAGTTATCATCATACCATTTATAATGTTCTTTAGTTGGAACATAAGCTGCAGTAAATAATGAAGTTAATGCCATAGGCAAACCTGCATCTTTTATACGTTTATGCACGTTATTAGCATTACCTACACCCGCACGTTGTAACGGTGCGCCTATAAACGGAAGATTGTTTAATAATGTATTAACACCTATCTCCTCAAAGGGAGCCTTTCCATTAAGGACATTTACAAACGTGTTACCTAATATCTCTGCAGGGGGTAATAAACGCTGCGCATAAGTGTCTAAAGGATTATACAACATCTTTACGGCATCCAATATGGATGGGCTTAATTTAAACACTGCAAATAATTCCGTATCCTTTTCACCATAACCATTATCGTGTTTAACAATTTTATCTGTATCTATAATTAAGTTTCCAGATAATAAATGATAAAGGCGTGCAGCGTTAATAAGTTGCCAAGGAGCATTAGCTCCAAACCCTTTAACATCTTCTTTAAAATCAAAAGAATAATCGTATGCAGCATACGCCTCATAATCGGGTTCAAATAAACTCTGATAATTTAACACTGACCTTAAAACATTTTCTAATTCATTAAGTACTAAACTATTTTTACTGATAGTGTCTAACCAATAGTTTAGATTTTTAAATGAAAAAGACATAAATGGGAATATTAATTCTGTATACATCATTAATAATGATTTATCAGAATAATCAAAATGTGTCTTAATGACAGACATAGCTGCTTCTGATAGACTCATTCCAGACTCTAATTCTTCTATATATCGTGAAAAACGAGCAGTCTGCTCTACCATTTCATTAGCACTGTACAAGTGTTTTAATGGAGTCTTGTTTGTAATATAGTTTAATAAACCTTTCTCTGCCCCTGAATCAATTAATTCATTTAAAATTTTTTGACTTAAACCCGCAGAAGGTCCATTATTAATAAAACCGTGTACTAAATCAAATGTATCAGGGTCTAATAAACGTCCTTTAATATAAGCGATGTCGTCTACACTTAAATGAGTTTGTAGTTGCTGCAGCTTTCGAGACAATGTATCATTACGCGCAAACAAATCTTTAAGCGTTGTTTCATCAGATATACAAAGTTTCCATAACGCATTATAATCTTGCACATCCGATAAAATAGTTCCACTAGCGGTTGTGTAGCGTACCATAATATCATTATAGTTAGACAATAATTTATATGAATTAATCAAACGTTTTACCTGTGTAGGAATTGTAAAGGCGTGAGGGTTATCTAAATGGTTCTTATAATTACTATCGATAAGATTTCTAATTATAGTACCTATAGAACTTAAGTATCCTAACTTATAACCTAATGATAATTGTTGTAACCATTTTACACAATTAGGTAATTCAAATGTGTTAATAGCTTGCATCAACTCATACATAGTATCTTTAGGTATAACGTGTGCGTTTACTGAAATAGCAGCATCTAAAGTTCTATCAGAAAAATCTGTAATAGAATGTACAACAAAACCTGATTTAGTTTTATTATATTTTCCACACGGCTCTATCCATACTACACCCCAATCAGGATGAGCTTTTAACACTTCTCGTAAATCTTTTTTTGATAATGCAGTAAAAGCAGGATTTGTTTTTAAACCGTTTTCATTATTACATAAAAAGTTTATATATAATGTGATACTATCGATGTGCTTATCAATATGTTCTTTAACAGTGTATGCTGTACGATTAATAATATTACCCGCATAATAGGGATTAAACATTCGTTGTACTTGTTTATTACCTATAAGCATATTATTACCACGTAACGTGTTAAAGAAACCACTCATTTGTAAAGTATGTACTGGCATTAACTGCTCTACTAAACCTGCAGGTAAATATTTATCTAAAGCCGTCATTAAATCTACAGTAAGAACGTCTCCTGTACTACAGCCTGCATACTGTACACAACTTGCAAATTGTGTTTGAACAGCTTCAACAATTTTATTTAACTCAGGGTTATAGTTTTTATTATTTATATTAACAGCTTTAGTGTAAAAATCATCTGTAATTTCTTCAGCATTATTTAAATAATATTTATATACAGTGCGTCCTGAGTCATCTGTAGTTTTAATAAGCTTATATGTTATACCAGCCTGGTCATATAACTTTAATTGAGCTTCTGTTAGTGGACGTGTTAAAGTAATAATATCTTGATACGCTGAAGCTTTAACACCTATAAAGTTTAAGAATACGACTTTATTAGGTACAGCGTCTTGCACACTGTCTTTTAAAATAGTGAAGCCTTTTCCTTCAGTTTTAATAAACAATTCAGGATTTACTGGGTTAGAAGTGTTTTCTAATTCAATAGGAATAATTAAAGTAATTAAATCTTCATCGTTGTCAAAATCTGAAAGATCTACAGGGCTGTCTGTTACAAATGCAAAACGTCCACCTGTAAAACGCGCTTCACGTTTTAACGCATTTACACGATCAGAACGATTTAAAATACGAGCAACACCTAATTTAGTTAAGTTTTCATCTATCTGATTTAATTGTTTAAACAGTTCAGTTTGAACATCTTCAGGAGCGTCTTTTATTAAATCATACCACGCCTTAGTATAAGTATGCGTAGCACCATACATTGTAGACTTTACTTGTTTTGTAACAGAGAATAAAGCTTTTTCATCATATAAATCTTTAAATGTTAATATAGGATCGTTATGATTTTGAGCAACTAATCGTGCTAAATCTTCTGCGTCTCCTAATTCACCTGCCCAAATTTTACGAGCAGCATCGGATGCATTTCTAATTTTAGAACGTAACACTGCTTCTTGCTCGCCTTTAATAATATTGGCTTTACGTTGTTTTAAACGTTCATTCGTTTCTTTACGAATCTTCCAAGCAGCTTCACGTTCAGCATTAAGTTGTTCCCACTCTTTTGCATTACGCTGCATACGTTTTAAACGTAACGTTTCATATTGGCGACGTTGTCGTAATTTTAAAGTGCGCCACTCTTTACCACGTTCTGCATACGCAATAGCTGCATCCAAACGCTTAACATCTAAAGATTTTTTAAAACTTAATTCATCTAAATCCTGTAATGATACTTTATATAAAGCTTTATCAGCTTCAGCATTACTGTATAATTTATCAAAAGATAAACGTTTACATAAGTAATTTAATGCTCTATGGTCTTCAGGAGGCTTAATTTGTTGTGCACAATACAAAGCTATAGTTACCACGTCGTCTTTAGACATATCTTTATTTACATCATATAAATATTTAAATTCTCGCGGTAAACCAAATATATCTTCATCGGTTTGATGTTTTAAAAAATATAATAATTCATAAGAAAATTTATAAGCTTTTTGTACAGCTTCTGCAGTCAAACCGTTACGAACATTTGTTAATTTTTTCGATAACCGTGTGACTTTTTGTAAGGTTTTTATAGGCACATGGTTCTGTTGAGCTCCCGATAACACGTAATCATCAATTAATTTTTGAGGGTCAAAATAGTTCGAGAAAGTATAATTATACATAGTATAAGGATTAAGGATAACTTTTTCTTCATCAATGATATGCCTATTTAATAAAGACATAATGTTCATTGCTTGTGGCATATTTATAACGCCATCATTTATTAATTGATTATAAACCTTCGGGTCTGCGACAGTCTTAGAAGTTACATAAGATGTTTGAATTGTCTTAGATGAAAATTCTTTCCACACATCTGATATATTTTTTGAAGCTTCATCTATTAATGTAGTTACAGGGTCTGTAGAATGTAATCCATTAGAAGTACCAAATTTTTCAAAAAGAGTGCTGTTAGAAATGGCAACTTCATCATCAAAAATTTTCTTTATTTGATTTAAATCATTAAGCAAACCATAGTCTATTAAGCGATGTTTAGCTGCACCATCGTTTATTAAATCAGATGTTTCAAAAACTCTACGTAACTGACTAGATAAGTTTTGTCTAGTCAAATCATCAAGCTGCCATACGTGTTGACTTAATAAATAATCGTATGTATCAAACACTTCTGCATTTTTAAAAAACGTTTTTAGTTTTGGATTATAACGTGTACCCTTAACCAACGTTGGCATATCGAACTTACGAAGATTGTGTCCTACAATTAATGGTGCAGTTTGTCCATCAGCTAAGTCATTCAAAAATGTTTTTTGAAAATGTTGTAAAGCTGAAAACGCACTACCGCTCAATTCTATTTCGTCAACTTGTCCTTTAATGTAAGCACGTGTAAACCACTGTTCAGGTGTTTCCCCAGGGGCTAATGTATAAGCCTGAGTTAACTTATCTAAAACAGTTTTTTCAGGAACTTTAGTTACTGGTAGATGGTATGTTTTAAACACACCTGTATCATTTCCATTTGGATCTAACATACGTACAGATAACTGATATATTTCAGCATTTTTAATACCTGTAGTTTCAATATCTAGTACAAGTATGTTACGTCCTTTACTACGTTCAACTAAGGCACTTTTTAAATCAGGTACTAACTGAAATAAATAACTAGTGTTTAGTACATCTGCTTCAGCACTGTGAGCTTTGGGTAGAGATTCAAGTAGTAATCCAGCATAATATGCTTTAGCAGTGTCGTCAGAATGTTCAAACTTACGTGCTAAGTTCCAAAGCGTAACATCAAGACTAAGCTTTGGTACATCAAAACGAGTTTGAGCTGCAAGGTCTGCTGCATCTAAAATATCTTCTAAAGTCTTTTCGATATGATACTCATTAAAAGAACCGTATTGTGTTAATTTAGTAACAACACTATCTAGTATACCTTGTTTATGATAGGGAGTAACACTACTTAAATAAGGTTCAATCTGTTTAATTAGATTAATATAGCCTATTATATTGTCAAAACTTTTAATACATTGTTGTACTGCTACATCTTCAACGTATCGTTCGTTATGCAGTATACGATATAAAAGGCTGTTGGGTTTAGCATACTCAGTTAATAGTTTAGAAAACCCTGTTGCTAACTCATCATTACCAAAGTTCTCTAATAAGGTGTGTATAAGATTACGTTTAGACCTCATTAGACCGTAACCTACTAAACCATATTTAACAATATCATCTACATTAACTGTATTACGATAAGGCACAGCCACATCCCAATGTGGTAAACGTTCGACTGCTAAAGAGTAAGCGTGTTTTAAATCATTTAAATTATTTTTTAAAAAAGGTTCAGGGGCTAACTGCTGAACATCCTTATTTAATAAATTTCTAAATGTTAAATATTCCGACGCAACAGCTTGTAAGGCGTCGTCATATTTTTTCCACGCTTTATATATTTCAGTTCTGTGAGTAGCTTGTAATACTTGAGGTATTAAATCAGTATAATCATCAGTAACGGTGTATCCATATTTTTTTATAAGCTGATGTAACTCTGTTTGCACAGCTGTAACATCTGCAAGACTATATAAATAATCTGCATACGCCGCATCAATTTGTGCATCATCAAATATTCCCGCAGCCTCTAACCCACGTTCAGAAATATCATGTAATTTGTTTGGATACACCTTAGCTGCTGCATACACTTCAGATTGTTTTTGAGCGGTGTAGTATACACGTTCAGTCAAATCTATTTCATCTATTAAGGATTTACCAATATTTGATAACTCTGAAGAAACACCTAATTGTTTCCACGATATGTTATCTAACTTTTCCGCATTGTTAACTTGATATACGTGACGTAAAGCAGTAATTAAATCATCAGCTTCAGTTATATTATCTGCTTGGTTAGAAGCCTTTTTAATAACTTTTATAGCTCGATTGTATAAGCTAGTGTCTAAGTTTGTTAAAAAAGTTTCATCAATCTCTGAGGTAAACCATTTATTAATAACGTTAAACTTTTCATTTAATTGTTTAATATACTTTGGAGCATCATAGCTGTCTAACATTTTTAAATACTCAGTATAAGTTTTTAAATTTGTAAACGGTAAGATGTTGTCCATAGGTCTCTGTGCAAAAACTTCTTCTATACGTAGCATATATTTACTTCGTAAATCTTCAAATTCTTTTCGAGTAATATAGGAAGGATGTTCTCGAGTAAGATATAGTTCATTACGAAAAGCATTAATTAAGTCATCAACACGTTCGTTTAAAGTGCTGTGTACTTTTGGGTCAACTGTTACAGGTACTAATGCATTACTGGTTGCTGCAGTGCTACGTTGTGGCAGTTGTGCTTTTGTTACAGGTGCATTTAAAGCTTTTACACTATCATCCTTTACTGTGTCTGCAGCATCTGTGACGACTTTACCAACAACATCTGATTTGATGTTAGTTGTTTCGGGTAAGCCTTTTGGTATTTCTAGAGTAATAACATCTCCGTCAAAGTCAATGGAGTTATTTGTTATGTCTAAAAATTCATCTGTATTACTAACAGCTTTAAACATTTTTGATGCCATACGTGTTGCCACGGCTTTCTTTACCAATTTAGTAACACCTTTTTTTCCCAATGCTAAAGGGAATAAACCTGAAGTACCGTATAAAGAATACTTTGCAGCATCATTAAACCCTTTTTCAAAGCGCTGTAGGTTTTTAGATAAGGTGACCATCGACGGTAAATTTTGAACATCAACTGTATGTGAAAAATAATTTTGTACTCCAGGACTTAAAGCCTTACCATCGTCTGCCTGGTGTGCTAGACGTTGTAAAACATTTTGACTACGTAAACGTGACGGAAGCTGGTCTAATGGTACATCAGCTCGAGCGATGTTTTGACGTAACTGAGAATATAGCTGCGTGGGTGCAGTTTGTTTAATAGTGTTAACCGCTGCGTTATCAACACCATCAGCGTTAACAATATTTTTTAATAAACCTTCTGCCACATTGTCAGGAATGTGGAAACCTTTTTTGGCAGCAGTATCAACAACTACATCAATTGCAGCAGTGCCATCTTTAAGAACATAGTTTGTGACTTGTTTAATGGTTTTATCTAAAACATTGTCTGTTGTTTGCTCCACTACTTCGTTGGTAATAGCCTTAGCGCCTTTTTTTGTTAACATTTCAGCAGTGTCGGTAAATACGTCTACTGTTTTTGTAGTTAAAGTTTTTGCTCCTGATTTAGCTGTACCAACAATACCGAATGATACGTACGTTAAGGGGTCTGAAAAAATTTCAAACAACATAGATGCAAAGAACTCTCCGACACCTGGACCAAACCCTTTACCAAATTCAACATGATCAGAATAATCGTATTGTTTTCTACCTTCTTCTGAAGTGCCTACTAAACCTTTAACAAACCCATCAGATCCTTCAAGTACGAAACCTTTGACAGGATTTGCTAAAACGTCAAAGGTATTGCCTGCGTTAATTAATGTATTCATTAAAGCAGTGTTTATACCTGTCTGCAAGCCTTTAGTTATAGTTAAACTATCATCTTTATCTGAAGCAGCGAGTTTAACTGTGTCAACCACTGGATCTATTGTGGTGTCTTTTAATAACATAAGTGAATCTATAATAACTCGAGGTGCGTAACCTAAAGGGGTCATCAACCAAGAGTTTTTACCCCAACGTTTTTTCCACGCTTCTTTATTTAACAGCACATCTGCCACAGAATTATAAGCAAAACCGTTAGTAGTGTTACTCAAATGTTGAGTATTTATAGGCAACACCTTTAGCACATCAACAATATAATCTGAGGCGTTAGGTTGTCGAGGATTGTATAGATCAACTTGATAAGGTGTTGTGGGTAAAGTTTTAGCAGGTTTGTAAGAGTTGTAATAGTCATTAGGCAAATAAGCCTGCGATGCCGTAGGAATCCTAGGCATTGCGAGGCTTATGGGTTGTGAATTAGAAAAATTATTGTAAGTCATTTACTACAATCCATTCTTTATAATTTTTTGTAGACTGAGTTTAGCAGCATCATTAACTGCTTTCTGCGTGTTTAAAGCATTGACGCCGCCTTGAAGTGTAGCCGTAGTAGTTTTATTAGACGCATTTGCTTGTGCGTTTAATTTAGTAATGTCTGCAGCGGCTTTTGATATAATATCAGCAGTACTGTTATTGGCATCACTGATTAAATCGTTACGTGTACTTTGACTAGACATACCTAAACCAGCAATTTGACTATACGCGTCTTTAGCACCTGCAACATTTTGGTCATGCAAATAAGCACCTGTGTAAAAACCATTACCATTTTCATTGCCGTTGCCTAACCAAGCGGTCTGTTGTCTACGTCCCTCATCTTCTGCATCAACAATAGCTTTATCATTAGCCATACGTTGTAATAAGGTATCACTTATAAGATTATTACCGACGTTACGTTGTTGTTGCTGTTGCTGCATTTGTTCTTGTAAAGCTGAAGCTACGTGTAAATTTTGTTTTGAAGTGCCTGCAACTTGCGCAAGTTTAGAAAGCTGTTCAATAGTAGTAGTGTCTCCAGCAGCTAGTGCACTAAGGTACGCACGTTGGGCGTTGTTAAACACTTTATCAGAAGCTTCATTACCTTGACGTGCAAAGTCTTTATAGGCTTCCGCAACTACATCTGCATCTAAAAGATAAGCAAGACCATACTCCTGAGCTAATTCTAAAGCAGATTTTTGATTAGTAAGTCTGTCATATGTAGGTTTAGACAAAGCTTGTCTAATGCCTTCAGAATCAGCTAAAGTATTATATGTAGTTTCTTTATCGTAGTTAGGGGTTTCATAAGTATACTTTTCACGATAACCTGTAGAACTAGTATAATCTCCTTTAAGAGGTTCAGGTGGTTTAATTGGACCTAAACCTTGATTTGAAGACTGCTGTTGTAGATTAATGAGATTGCTAGCATTATCACTAAATTCTTTAGCACGCGCTTCACTAGCAGCGATGGACTCTAACGAAGCCGCATCTTTATTACTCATTATCTGATTAGCATTAGTCTCAGCTTTTGTTTTACTATCATTTAATAGTCTGACTGCAGCACTGTTTTCAGCATCAATTAAAGACTTAATAGCGTTTCTTACTGACGTTAGACTAGCTACATCGATAGCGTTGGACTGTTGGTCTGCAATCAGCTTATTAAGTTGTTGGTCAGTATAAGCTGACAACGCATCAGCAAAATTTTGTGTGGTCTCAGAACGAAGTTGTGCTGCAACATCGTTGTCACCACCAATCATAGACCTGTATACTTCATCAGCTTGTTCTTTAAGGGTACTGTCTCGTTCCGCTGCTAAAGCTTGTGCATTAGCAACAGCGTTACCTGCTGTTAAATTATTAGTAAAAGCTGTACGTTGCTGCGCCAAAAGACTGTCTAAAAGCTGAGGATTACTTTTAATCTGAGATAATAATTCTGTAGAAGCTTTATCTAATTGGGTGTTAGCTATACGTGCTAACAATTCGTTTTTAGTAAGGGCACGGTTACTGTAGTCTTCAATAGAATCTCCTTCTACAGTATCGAACCCTTCGGTTAAAAGATTGTCACCTAAGTTTTTAATCCAAGCACTGTTGTTAACTTGGTTACCGACAGCTTGCACGTTTTTATTAGGCGTCTGTACTGTCATAGCTTGTTTATCTGTATTAGATAATTTTAGATTGTCTAAGGCAGTACCTGAAGTAGAGTTAAGAGTTCCTAAGAGATTATTAATAGCATTATTAGAAGTATTGATATTATTAAGTTCTGTCTTAGCTGCTTCTATTTCTTTTTTACGTGCTTCCTCTTCTTTTCGACGCGCTTCTTGTTCAGCAGATTGGTTTTTTAAAGTTAGTGCAACATTGCCCATTGTTGTGCCTATATTAGCGTTAGTAAACACGTCAGAAAATTCTTTAGCCTTATATTCAGAATTAACACCGTTTTTAGGTTCAGGCATTGAAACATACACTAAGTTATTGTTTTGGTTAGGGTCTGGATACACAACTCGTACATCATAGCTATTGCCATTTGCGTTTTGTATTACAGAAACATAAGCACCTACATTAGGAAAAGTTTTATCAAGATGTTCTTGTAACTGACGAGCATAGGGGGTTGTGTTTATATTTAAGGCTTTAACATCAGTGTTTTCCCAGTCTGCGTCAGAACGACTGCGATAAGTTCCACTACTTGTAGCTACTACTTTAGGGATGTCTGCTGCATTTAATGCCGTAGCTATGTCAGTGTTAGTTACTTTAGCAGCTTTTGCTGAGGCTATTAAATCGTATAGATTATAGACATCTTTGCCTTCGAGAGTGTTTTTAATAACATGCGGATTTCCATTAGTGTCGTATAAATTATCAAAGTTGTTACTAACGGAATTATATGCGTCGATATTTAAATAATCAGTATACGTGATTGTTGATTTGGAATACAGATCTTTATAAGTACCTTGACTAGGGTGCCAATTTAAAGCTATAAAAAATTTAATTGCGGCATCTTTAGATACATTATAAATATTACTATTAATACTGTCTTTATACGCCATAGTTTATTCAACTCCTATTCTTCATAGATACTTTTGCCAATATTGGCAACGTGCCATTCTTTATCTGAACCTGTACTATTAGGCTCAGTTAGATACGCTATAGCAGGCTTCCATTGTTTGACACCATTCACTTTACCTGTACAAACATAAGGAATGCCAGGTAACGCGTAATCCTTAGTGTCAAATGGAAACACACAAGCAAATCCTGGTATAACAATACTTGTGTTCACAGATTTAGTACAATAAGGTTTATAGTTAACACTATACACAGCTTGTAGAGTGGCGTATAATTGACACCCTGCTAGTAAGGGTACTGGATAGTTTGTAGTATCAAACTCAACTGTATTTTTGGAAAGGTTGTATGTTCGTGCGGTATCGGCAACGTTTGTGTAAGGGCTTGTCACTCCACCTCTACGCTGGACTAATGTTAATTGATAACCGTCGAGATTTTGTTTATCCGCTGTGTTCCAAGATAAATGTATACCACAAGTATCTTCTTCAAACTCAGCAAACTCAGCAGAAAAGTTTGCAGGTCCATCTACTAAATCTGTAGTAAATGAAAATGTATGTATAAACTTATATGGAGTAGTGTGATATTCAGCACTACCATACGAAGCAACATTTAGGATTTGAATTTCAAAACTCTGTGTTGAAGCTAGATTCAAACACTCTGCGTCAAAATAAAACATAAATTCTTCGGCTTTTTCGCTATAATTTATGTCACCTCTTGATGGAAATGGAAATGATGTAATCATACCGTTATTTAATTGAAGTCCGTTTAAAGAGTGTGGACCGTGTGTATATGTTCTTTTACATATCCTTGAAGTGCCGTTACACTCAAGGTATACTTTAAATCGGTATGTGCTACGCAAAGGCACTCGTTGTTCATCATCAGCTGCTAGTCTATAAATGCGCACAAAAATACTATGTTTCTTATCTGTAGCCCCAGTTGCAGTTTTCCACGGCTGTGCTGATGTTGTGGCTATACCTATTTCAGCCATAATAATCCCTCAATTCAAAATATTATTGTATGTATCTAAAGTAAAGCATCCCTTTAGTATTACTATTAGGTTCATCAGTACCCACACTGATGCCTACCGCAGCTAAGTCTATATTGTTAGGTAAGGAATTAACTTTATCTTGTACCTCATTAAGGTCCTCAGTTAAGCGGGATAAATCAGTGTCTACCTCGTTCAAAAAGGCTTGAAGAGCTTGTAACTGTGTACCTATAGAGTCTTCTCCTGAATTGCCTAATTTATTATCAATATCTTGTTTAGAGTATACCTCTAACTTTGTACGCGCAGCTTCTGCACTACTTGCACCAGTACCTCCTGCTTCTATAGGTAAAACGTCGTTGTACGAATTATTTATAATGTTCTTTATCAACTCACTACGGGTGAGTATGGTAAACACATTATAGAATTCGTGCATATCTATAGGGTCTATAGGGTCTTTTTGTGATTGACAATACTCCACATAAGCATTGTATATAGTTTGATAAACTACGGGTATAGTGTGCCACTGTCCAGACTTATCTCTAAATTTTATAACGTGATCAATCGCAGTAGGGTTAGTACTCATAAAAATGCCTCCTAAATATGTTGTATTTATATAAATATTATACAACATATTTAAGAGGTTGTCAATTAAAAGTATATAGATTTAAGTTTTAGTTAAGGTAGATAGAAAATTACTTAACATCAACATGCACAGAGGTGCCCATATTAGGATTACTTCCTTTGATATTACAGTAAGTGTACCTCCAACCTTTAAGCGTTTTCCAAAAAGCCATAATGAACTTTCTTCCACTTTCGGTCTTTGAGGTGTTGTTTTTAATATCAACGGCTTTTCCGCTTTTGTGCCTTGAACCCGAAGCACCACCTACAGCAGAGTTATGTTTACTACAACGCAATGCACTTGTAATAGTTGTTGCTCCGCATTTATCCCTAACAGCTTGCACGTTCTGCAATAGCTGAGGGTTCAATACTGCAGGATAGCCTGTACAATGTCTACCACCGCAACCGCATTTGAATTCTTTTAATTCAAAGTTTTTGCAGTGCATTTTTACATTATAAGCATTTTGCAGCAAGATATCGGTGTGCTTTCCGTATATACCATCAATGTCTTCAGCTCTGGTAAAGTACGCTTTCTGCAATGCCTTATATGCCGCTTTAGTCTTAGCACCTACTTTGCCGTCGATATTTCCTGTATAAAAGCCTAATATTTTTAAATACTCTTGTCTTTTCTTGATACTTAACATATCAACTCATCTCCTTTTAATTCGGGCAGACCTTTGATAGAAATGAGCAAAGATAAAATGCCCGACAATATAGAAGCAGATGCAACTACTTTCCAATCAACCTGTGAAAGAATTGCTGATGTGCCGATAGTTGCTACTGCGGTCTCTGCTACAGTTTTGATTGCACGAACACCTGCTGCTTTTAACCATTTAATTAATTTCTTTTTCATAACTTTACCTCCTACGGTGTATGATATTTTTCAAGCTTATCAATTCTTTTGTGAGCTTGTTTTGTAGAAACTTCGACTTCGGTAAGGTGTTTAATGATATCTACGTATTGACTTTCCTGTTTCTCAATTTTACGTTCGATACCTTCAATACCTTTTTTTATGTACCCGATGTCAGCGTGTAGCACACCGCCTTGTTCACCTTCAGTTCTATCATCAATCTTTTTATTACGAAAGACTTGTACTAAACCGAAGATGAAACCTGCGATACCAACAACTGCACCGATTACACCTAAAGTTACCTCCATTTATTAAACCTCCTCTTTCCAATAAGCGGGGTAGTCTTTAGGTGACCATACACATACAACATTTTCTGGAGCTGTACATACATAGTTTTTACCTTCAAAAGATACCTTGTCATCTCTGTAGTACCATTTTCCTACAATGTACTCAGAATATTCTTCAGGCTCTGTAGTAACACATCCGTTTTCGATTGCGGATACTCTACGGTCAAGGTCTGCAAGTTTATCAAACACATCAATACTATGTATCACACCAGCATTTTTTCTAGCCAAAGCACACAGCTCTTCATACTGACTGTCAGTTATATCTTCCTCAAGCCATAGTGCTTTAATCTTTTTTAAAAGAGTGGTTAAATCAAAGTCTCCAGTGTTTAATATATCTTTAATTATTTTATACATAATAACAACTCCTTATGAATTTAATACTACTTTTGATAGTTCAGCAATTTTGTTGTCAACATACGTCTTTGTATCCACCAAATATTCACACTCTAAAACAACATCGTTTTCGGTTAATAGTGTCATATTCGGTGACACACTCGTTAGACCGTTTACAGTTCCATCTTCATTGGAAGTTACAGTTTGTGATCCTTTGTATGGTTCATATTCTGTTGCCACAGAATTAAACTCAACTTGTATTTTACGAAAATATTTTGGAAGTTCGTTTCTGTTATCTGTACCAATATCTAACCATAAGTCCTCATCTAACGCTGTTATAGTATAACTTATATCAGTTGGGATGTACGGGTTTTGGCGAAATGAATTATATACCCGAAATCGTGTTCTGTCAGCCTTATATGTTGTTAGCATAAAGTCTTTATCCTCAGTACCATCAACGTGATTCCAATGGTAACCAAATACTTTAACAGTCACGGCAAACCCTTTAGGGATTTTTATTAGAGATGTTAAATCTCTGTTCTTTTCTACGTATGCATTTGACGTACTTATAATGCTTGCACCATTTGCACCTTCTTTTCCTGGAGGTGCAGCAACACGCGTGTAATATCCGCTTTTTTCGTCAAATACAAACCGCCAATTCTCATTTTGATTATTTAGCATTTCAGGGTCAAATAGATTTTTTCCGTATCTACTGACTGTTACACCACCTGTACCGCTGAGTTCACCATTAGTTACAGTAATATTACTTACTGTATATGGACTTATACCACCGCTAAAATACATATAAACATTACTAATGTCATCAGGTAACGTTATTGTTACTGTATAGTTCGTGCTATGGTCTACGTAAACAATATGGTTAGAACCAATATCTGCATGTTTGATTGTATCTGTATACTGTAACCCTAAAGCATTGTTTGTGTCACTAACACTAACACTATAAGAAAGAGTAATTGTTTCTCCACCGCTTATAGAAGGACATAAATCAGTTAACTTACCTAATATTTGACGATAGCCATCTGTTTTAGGAGTGATGGTTAATGTGTTATCTGTATTAATAACAACTGTTCCATTGGCATCATCTTGCTCCGTTACTTTCGTAATGGCAAATCGGTTGTATGTTAACGCCCTTACTTTTAAACTGTGTGTTATTGGCAAAACGTCTTTAACTACTACGATTACATTTCCTGATACATTTTGTTTTATAACAGGTGCATAAAGGGTGTTAAGATTAGGACCACCGTATGGCGGTACTGGTTGTACCCAAATAGGTACATCGGAATCAGGTTCATCTGTTCCATAATGAACTAACTTTTCTTCGAATGCTTCAAATTGTTTATTAATTTTTTTTGTGGCGTCTTTAAGCTCGGTGTTTGATTGTTGGACGTTTTTGTACTTGTCTTCCCATTCAGTCTGCCACGTTTTACAATCTCTTTTAAAAGATTCTAGATCTGTAATACGATCGCCTAACACGGTCGCTATTAAAATATGTCGTTCTAATTCTGAATCATACTTTTTAAAATCTGCGCCAATGGCTGCAAATAAATTTTGAAAATCATTCAAATTAGTAATAACAATATTATGTAAACTATTCCACAATACTGTAGTCACCACGTCTCCTTCTTTACAAGGCGTGTACATATATTCTTTAGTTTTAAACTCACGAATATTAATTGTATCCATTAGATTTACCTCCCATACATTAAACGATACACCCAATTAATTTCATTGACACACAATGATAAACTAGAGGGTGACATTAATATAAACCGTGGTGCATAACCTTTACCTGCGACAGGTATTCTGATTACAGTTGGTGCTTCTCTTTTAAAATGTGAAAAATCAAGTTTCCAGTTGTCTAAAGCAATAGAATCAGAACCTTGTGCAGGGTCAGTTTGTTGCATTAAACTAGATTGATGTGCTGGTAATCCTAGTGAGTCTATACCCATTGTGGGTTCTGTGATAAAAGTGTTTAAAGTATAGTCGGGCACTAGCAACACAGTTTGATCGTCCACATAAGTTTCAGTTAGTTTAACGTAATTACGTCTACATACACCGTCTAATAAAAAGGATGAGCCGAAAGCAGTAGATTCTTCTGAACTACAATATACTTTTAATTGTATTTCTCTAAATCTTTTTTTAAACGAAGCTGACAGTGTTCGATAGCCTGTATCTAATAAACTACGAAAAGCATCTGTTACATCAGTATCTGGTGTGAACTGTGCTATAGAAACTTTTTTATCTGAAGGATTATTATTTACGCGTACAAAAGCCATTAGCTGCGACGCAGTTAAATAAGTTGGAGCTAATGTTTCGTTTGATGTATCCACAACATACATTGTCCACGCACGTAAGTTTGTATTATAATTTAAAAATAACATATAACGACGTGTGTTATATAATACTTCATACAGTATATGTACCGTATCTTGCGCACTATAGATGTACGTAGGATAGTCTGACATTGTGACTGTAGCAGTAGTTGGTGTACTAGCATACTCTGGGTACATAGCCAGTAATATTTCTGTAACACCTGCTGCTAAGTTATTTAATAAACCCGCGATATTTTTATATATAGGAGCTATTGTAAGCTCTCCTGTAAGAGATTGTGATTTAGGCACAACCATATAAAAATATTTACCAGATTTAAACAGCACCATATTTTTAATAGCTTTTATGTGCGCAGCATCAGCAGGAGCAATAGGTAAATTATTTTGAATTATTTCTTGAATAAAGTTACCTTCATTATCTTCTGTAAGTTTATAGAGTTTACTAGTAGTAAATATTAATAAACTGTTTAAATAAGGTACACAGTTTACTATATCTGTATCAGTAACAACTACATTACGTGGCACGGGAAAGTAATAAAAATTATCAGGTTCTGAAATAAACAGAGTACTTTCAAACTTTTGACAGCCCCATAGTACTAAATGATTATTCCACAAACAACTAGCTTTAGCTTTATTTAAGTTATAAGGTTGTGTTTTTAAATTATCTAAAGCGTTGTTGGAATTAAACGTGTTGGTTTTTAAAGTTTCATCTGCTTTAGTTATATCTTTAGTATCAGCAGTACTGTATAGACATAACAAAAATGTTGGGTTTGACTCAGTAATCGTACATTTTATTACTGCTCCTACATCAGTTATCGTACTTTCAGCTAAGTATTCCCACAAAGGCTCCTCTTCTGAACGCCCTTTAGTTTGTTGAAACACACTTACCTTATGCCCTTTGTATGTGTTAGTACCGTTTATTTTAACATTAACATAAACACTTTGTCCAATTCGAGGAGATGTGATAGGTATCTTTGAGTTTATTTTCTCTGTTAGATACGCTCCTAAGATTACATGCTGTGTGTCAGAATAATCAGCATTAGATTCATAGATGTACATATTTTCTCCACGGGCAGCATTAAAACCATAACCACCTATGGTTAACAGATTAAAACTATTAACTGCATTACAATAACTTAACCATCCCTGATCTCCGCTATTTTCAGGATTATTAGATTGTGGAACTAAATCTACATTAGTAAGTTCACCAACAACGTTGTGCGTATTATTTAAACGACACGCTAAAAATATACGGTCTTCAGCATCTGTAGTGAAGTACAATATGTTATCTTTTAACACAGGTGAAATTCTATTAGATTGTTTAAATCTAATACCGACACCTGTGTCTGGTTTAAACAATCGGTTAACTTCAGTACAGTCTACAGTGTACCAATTATCTTGCTGTGTGTCTCTAAACAAACCTTGTATATTAGCACAATACTGGTCCCCTGCAGCGTCAATATTAACGTTACCAAACAAATAGAAATAACCTGAAGTGTCTATACCGTCATACTCGTAGCTCTCGGAACCTTCTGAGGTCTGTACAAAACGAGAAGGACTCATATTGTAAACACCTATTAGGGTTGCTTCTAGCGCATTGTTTAATCGTATAGCGTTACCTTTTTTATCTAAAATATCTGTAGCTATTATTGGAGCACGTGTTTTTAAGAAGCCTGTCGTATCTTCATAATCAAAATTAACAATGGCTTTTAAATGGGAAGAGTCAATATTATTTCCAGTCCACAGCATGCCTCCAGAAAACCCTGTTTCTTCTGTAAGCATACGTGTCTGTCTACTGTATGTTTTATAATTGGAAGACGCTACTGTCAATGGTCAAACCTCCTCCACCCATAGGGTCTGCGTTATGGTATGGCATACGCCCTTGCATTTCAGAAGCCTGATACTCTTCAGGTACGTTAGCGATATAATCGCGTTCCATATAAAACAAACCTTTGAGATATTCTTCTTCGTGTTTTGGAGCAACTGCTGCTCCTTCTTCATCATTAATATAAAATTTAAACACAGCTCCAGGGATTACAACAGTTCGGATATACTTATCAGGTATAGCAGTGTATTCAGCAACGCTTGTTACAGCTTGCGTCTCACCACGTTGCATTATTAAATCTGAAAGTACAGGAAACCGTGTGTTAAGACGTGTATTGATATCGTCGATAGCTTTATCAATAATATCGCATAACTCAGGTAAACCTAATAACTCACCATCAAGCTGTGTGTTAATACTTTGTATAAGTTTAGAGATTAACATACTCTACTTAACCTCCTATATAAAACAGGAGGGCGTTTAAGCCCTCCTGACTTTTAATAAAGCGCCAATTCACCAGGGGCTTTTTCAACGTTAGACGCAACATCTGCGAAACGTTTGCTTTTTAATTCAGCCTCATTGACTGCACGCAGTCTACGGTAAACTTCTTCGGCAAATGTTTTTGGTATATCATACGGTCTTCCATCACAAGGAACTGCAATAGAAATACCGTTAATCATTACGTGCATTACTTTACCGAAGTAAGCAGCGTACATAGGTGCAACCATTACAGAACGTTTAGGCTGTTGGCTATATCGAGTAGCTAGTCTCTTACGAGCAGCATCCTTAGCTAATAGCGAACGATTCTGTCTAGCTGCCACTACTTCAAAAGATAATTTTTTAGTATCTTCTGAATCAGGGGCTTCGGAAACTGTAGGCATTGCTACAGTCTCCTCAGCGATAGTGTCATTTTGAACTTCATTTCGTTTTGCCATAGGTCAAAACTCCTCCAAGATTATAGATTGAGTGTTGAGGGTACACAAACATAATCGTGTACAGCCTCGGGACGTGCAGAACCGAAACCAACAGAATTGATTTTGAAACCAATAGACTGTCTCTGGTCAATCGGATCAAGCACACCAGTTGAACCCTTAGCTTTAACGTACATCTTAGCGTTATCCTGACCGCTCATACCTGTGCGGATAAGAGCATCCTTACCAACAACAAGACAGTGGTGGAAGTTCAAAGGTCTCCAATCAAGGTCAGCACCGAGGTAAGTAAATAACTTTTCGGTATCCAACACATTCTGATCAGGGATGTAAGAAGCTTCTTTCTTGGTGCGGTCGTCAAGAACATAACCATCACGCTTTGTACGGAATGCAGCGCCGATATTACCTGTCTTATGACCTGTAACATTACCTGCTTCATCGACAGTTGCATAAACGTAACCGTCTCCGCTTACTGCGTAGTAACGCCAAGCAACCTTATCGTCAACCATAATTTCGTTAGTATTAGGAGTAGCCATACTCTCATAGAACTCCATATCGAACATAGGAACAAGTGTACCTGTGTCGTACATAGTTTTAGTAGAGTTATTGTACTGCATATACTTTTCAACGTAAGGATCGTTGATGAGGTCATATGTAAACTCAGGAGAACAGATAACATGGAAGCGTCCGTTGATTCTAGGACGTACCAACTGTTTCTTCATAGAAAGCACTATAAGTCTAAGGTCTTCGATAGAAGGTCCGTAGAGTGCTCTGCCGTCAGCACCGATATCAAGAGTAAGCTCTTCATAACCGATTGCCTGATTAGCAAAGTCTTTCTGTGCTACCATAAGTAACGCGTCACGAGCCAAGAGGTCGAGAGTTTCAACAGCAACGATAGAATACTCTTTGGTGTAAGTGGTAATAACAGGATCGATTACATCGAGGTCAACACGATCGGTGAACTCCATATAACGACCATAAGCGTTAGTACCAATTTCGTAAGTTTCTACCGAACCCTTATCAGACTTGGGAGGAATACCTTCAACAAGCGGTACGGTATGTGCCTGTAAAGGAGACCATCTACGAAGCTGAAGCTTATTAGACTTATCAGGGATAGGTGATGTTTCAGCAAGTCGGAAGTAAGGGTACTGGTCTGCACCGAGACGAATAGTTTCGAGCAATTGTTTAGTATAAAATAATTCTGGACGTAGAGCTTTTGCTCCAGTGGTTGCGCCAACAGTAGCGTTGATAAGATTACCGTAAGCTACGATGTCAGCGGTAGGGTTTAATGCGTTAAATACATTAGCATTTTCAGGCATTGTGATTCCACCTTTTCTTCAAATTTTACTTATTTTAGGTTTGCAATAAACCTATCAAATTGTGCCATAGTGTCAATTTGGTCTACTCCTGAAGCCTCTTTACCCTGAGACTTATCGGGGACAGTACTGTGTTGAGAAGCATTTTGCTGATTACGCAAAGCTTCTTCGACAGCTTTTTGAGATTCGGCTGCAATAATTTTGTCAAGATTATGTAGCTTGTAGTGCTGCTCCAAATCCATTTCTTGTTCAAATGGGTTAGTACCAGCGTCTTGTAGCTGTTTAGCAAATGCAGAGATATCCTGATTAGATAAACCATATTTGTTTTTCAAATTCTGGAAACCTTGCAAAGCTTCATTAGCTAAACGCTTTTGCTTATTTTCAGCATTTTCTCTTTCAAGTTGAGTTAAACGCTGTAGCAAATCAACAGGAACATTCTGTTTCTTTGCTTCCTGTTCTAACCGTGCATTCTCTGCATCAGAGATAAGCTGGTCAGGATTGTTAGCCAACGCTGGGTCAAGCCCGTGCTGTTGGAGCACCGCTGCTAATGCCTGTGTTATTTTCTTATTTTGCACACGCATTGCGGCAAACGCTTCGTTTGCATTGTGTTTCTGGGAATCGTCAGAAGATTGATTGGAAGAACCAGTGTTATCTGCATTGTTGTTATCAGAACCGCTGGCTGCTGCTGCACCATCGTCATTATTATTCCCATCGGGATTGTTTGATGTACCATCTGAACTATTAGATGAATCATCAGGGGGAGGGGTACCAGGCGGTGTATCCGCTACGAGCTGGTCTAAATCCTCCAGTGACATTGAGTTGTCATTTCCATTGTCTACCATTTAATTACCTCCAGTGTATATTGGTGAGATATACGGAGTAGTGGTGCTGACACTACACACATTTAAAGGCTGTGGAACCTACTACACCTACTAATTGTAGTATACCACAGCCTTTTCAATTTGTCAAGGGTTTAGGAAAGATTTCCTAAAGCTTCTAAAATTTGCGGGTCTATTTCTAAACCTTGAGTTGCTCCTGGTACTCGCGCGGACTGTTGAAGCATTGCAGTCGGGTCTTGTTGTAACGCTGCCATAGGGTCTGTTGTTGTATCCATTGGAGCTGTAGGAGCCACACCTTGCTGTGTTTCAACCAAACTTTCTAACGGTGGAACCTCGTAGGGTCCGTCTTGTCCAGTCTCATTAGCAGCAATGTTTTCTCCAACCATTTCAACTGCAGCGTTCGGGTCTGTGCCATTAGCAACAAACGAAGCATAATCAAACAAACCACGAGTAAACTTAGCGGTTGCATCAGCAATACGCTGTATACCCATACGCTTCTGCATAAGTTCTTTAAACGGAAGGTCTTGTAATTGTAACCACTCTTCTGTTGTGATGAGGTCAGGTCCTTTAACATTCTGTCCGTACTGCATCTGTTTTTCCATAAGAGTGTTAGCCATAGCTGCAACACGCTGTTTATTCTTAGGAAGTTCAGAACTAATGTTAATAGCGTAGTGGAATAAAGTGTCTTTTGAAAGGTGTTTGTAATCTACTTCAAAAGAATCATATTTATTCTTCACGATATCTTTTCTAAAATAGGTACGTTTCATAGAAAACTCTACGAAGTTAGCAAGAATTAACTGTGTAAGAGTCTTAGTGTAACGTTCATAGTTCTTAATCTTCGGAGTGTCCACAACCGTTACACGGTCAAGCATATCTTCAACGCCACCTGTGGTGAGTACGGAACCTGTGTCTCTACCAGTATAGCGGTCATCTACACCTGAAGTTTTCTGCAAGTCATTAACTAGCAATGCTTGTGCACTGATGTCAGCTGCTGTAGGCTTCGGTGTTTCGAGGTAATGTACTGCGCGGGATGCATCAGTATTTACAACGAACAGTTGATCAGGGACATCACCGTGTTTAGCAAACGTAGCTATGTTTAAACCTGAAGCTGAACTAATAAATTTGGTAGGGTGATAGTTCTTATAAATACCTGTAAGCAACATTGAGTTAATCATATTATAAGCAATGTTGTTGCTGAGTATCTTAGCACACTCACTTGTACCTACAACATCTCCTTCGGGAAGATTACAGAATAACTCAACGAATGGGAAACGATTAGGTCGGATTTCTTTTTTATACCAAAGAATTAAATCATTATCTAAGGTATGTATCTCAGCAATTTTAAGTGCACCGTCGTCAGCGTTGTACTTAACAAAGTATGTAATAACTTTATAATAGTCTGAATCAGTTTTAACATTGGCTTTGTCTACATCGTGTAAAGGATAGATTGGGTCAGGTTGAGAAGCCCCTAACGCTTGTTCAGCTCTTTTGTTATCCAAATACTCACTAAAAGCTTTATGGTATTTGGGATTACTTAAGATTGCGGTCTTATGCATATTTTCAAATGTGATAACATAAGCAGCGCTATCAAGGTCTTCTGCAAAGGGGTCGCGCATATAATGCATAGGATTAATATTCTTTAATACCACATCACCTTTGTAGTACGTACTACCTTTACCGCCTTGGGCATCTGCATCCCAACCTACTTGAGTAATACCGATATTAAAGAGTGCAGCGTTAGAACCTGCCTGCATCTGATAGAATCCTACATCTGCCATATCCCAGATGTACTCAAGTGCTACGTTGAGATGTTCAATTGCTTCACGATCATCATCTGAAGTCGGTAATAAACTAGCCCCTTTAGTAACTGTGTAGATTGAAGCTACGAGATTACTCTTAATGTAACTTACCCAGTTTGAGTCAGGCTGTATCTGCCACTTAGGAAACTTAGCACTAATAGCCTGCCACAAACGAGAGCGGTCAGCTGCGTCAAGTATTTTCATCTTGCGATGTATCTTAGTGTAGTTACTATACGCAATGTCATAGTTGCGTTTTAGAATTTCTAAGCGTACAGGACACTTATCTTTTTTCTCATACTTTCTTTTTTCTGTAGGATTACTGTTTGATTTCATCGAAGTCTACCTCCCCACGTAATAAAGCCGATATGGTACTTGCGCTGTCTTTCAACATCTCATCAAATAATTCTCTATCTGACTTAGCTTTTTCTTCTGATTGAACTTCTTCAGGTGCAAATCCAATAGGTGGTTTACTACACGGCGTATCATCTGCAGGACGCCATACAAGTTCTCCACGCGTAAACATAGGTAAACCTGCTTTAGCCATATCAGTAGCCCATTTCAATATTAAGCATAGGCACACTACTAATGTAATACAAATTATTAAAGCTGTTATCATTCAAATAAACCTCCAAAGTCATAATCGTCTGTGTTGGACATAAAGTCATCCTCATCTTTTAACTGCCAAGGAACTAAAGGTTGTTCCGCAGGTTGTTTAATATCTACACGTGCACCTTGACGGTTATACACCCCTGCGAGTATATTTTTTGGGTTTGCAGGAAGTTCCATAACAATCCATTCAAGTGGATTGATACTGTGGTTGTTTTTATCCACAGGTTTGTCTACGTGACGTGTTTCACCTAATCGGTGAGGTGGATATTTGTAATCCGCAAGTTCTTTAACTAAAAACGTACACGTGTTAAAGATACGTAAGTAACCTTGGTCTATGTAAGTGTTCAACCTAAAGATACGCGCATCCAAATTAATCTGTCCAGGTTTAAACGCAATGCCGTAATCTAAGAAGTAATCTGCAAGAGCCTTCTTATTATAGTCGCGTTTAGGTCCAGACTTCGGGTCAATGATTGGTTGCCCATATAACATGCCACTTGGTATATCACTAGTACCTTCTTTATAAAGGTCAGCCAAGAACTCAACGTTCTTATTATTAACACTCTGTTCTTTATAAATATAAAGTAAGCCGTGTTTCGGGTCAATCGCACCGTACAGGTAGCGAGCATCATCGCTTAAGCCATAGTCGAACGCAACCATACGCATCCAATCTTTTGGAATGTCAAATGGATTACATACGCACTTCATTGCATTTGGGTAAACCAAACCTTCCGCATAAGAGAATGAACCTTTCGTATATCGTCTAATCCACCATTCTGGTTTATTCTTAGATATGTTTTGTATAAAGGTGTATGGGTCTGGTGGTAGATATTCATTCGCATCAGTGGCAGTGATATGTGAAGAAGTGGCAGGATCGATGTCGTTTTCCATAACAGTATAAACATCGTCAATAGTACCGTGCTTATGTATCTGTTCACTAACCATAAGTACATCACTGCGAATCCAACCTGAGTCAGGGTTTGATTCAATCATTCCCTTTTGCCAACTGTGTTCCCAGATAGGAACCAAACCACCAGTACGTGTACGTTTGAATTGTGGGGTTCCGTCAATCACCAATTGCTTAGAAGCTGCAGTGTTACGCAAACGTGTTTTAAGCTGTGCATATATTTCAGCATCAACTTCAGACGCTTCGACTATGATGAACATTGATAAGTTATATGAACGTAATTTACCTTCATCATCCAAAGGTCTGTACATTAAACGGTGTCCATTCTTAAAATCAAAGTAAGCCTTTTGAACTGAATAGTCTTCTATGAATGCTAACGGTAAGTCAGCCTCGATATCACGCTTAATGGTTTGTTCATACTGCGCTGCAATGTTTGCACCTATCAAGGTATTACCTTTAGGAGTTAAGAACATATGCTTATAAAACTCTTCACGGTCAGTGGTTGTCTTACCTGAACCGTAACCTCCAAAAGAACCAATAAAAGTATGTGGGTCTCGATGAGTTGAAGCTTGATGTTCTTGAGGGATGTACGTATTTATATATGTATTACATTTAGTACACTCTAACCAAAACTCTGAGTCAGTGCCTTGATAAGTCTTAGACGGTAATGTAGGTGCGCCACACCTTGGGCAATGTGAGAAATCTCTAATTGCCTGCGGTGTTGGCGCCTCTTCTGTTTTAGTTTTATTAGGTCGATAGACCAACGGTTGATTAATTAGTGACATTAAGTATCACCTATAGCAACGAAGCCCCGCATTAAGCAGGGCTATCGTCTTCTTCCTCAGTTGTTTCGGAGGTTTCTTCACTTTCAACTTCGGCTGTCTCTCTATCGAGTATCGCATTCTCTGCTTCCATTATTGCTTGAGTTGTCAAGTCGGTTGCAGGTGAACGGGTACAGTCGAACTGGTCTAAGATGTTACCTGCCATATGGTTGTAGAGGTCATAAACTTTTCCGTGAGCATCGTTATACTCTTCGTCAGTCTTTGCATTTTCTTTTGCATAATCATCAACGTCGTTCATAAGGTGCAGTGTTGCTGTACCGATTAAACGCAAGGCATCTACAAAAGACAAACCTTCTGAACATCTTAAACCTTTTTCCGCATCAATGTGTATGTACATATTACTTTCTCCTACCGTATAGTCTAATCACAACAGTGTCTGAGGGCTAGATACTCTTGAGGAAGGAATATTAGGAACCCAAGAGTATCAAGCCAGTCAGGAGAAATACCGCTGTGACCCACGGCACTTATATTATAATATATGTGTGTGAGATTGTCAAGCCTTTTTTGGATTAATAATTAATTCTTCTGCGTAAGGCAATGTCTTAATCCATTCACAGAAGATTCTCCACTCGTTGAGCTTATGGTTATGTCTGGGAGAATGGTAGATGTTATAGAGAACCTCATAGTTCAATTTAACTGTGCGCTTCTGAAGAAAAGAAGTCGGGAGAAGCTGAATCATTTGGTACCAATACCGTTTGGCACTATCTGAGTCAGATGCTTCAACATAAGCTCGTCTTGCGTCGTTGATGTTATGAACAACCATATCTAGTAAATTCCTATTACACTGAGAGAGCTGATCGTACGCGAAGTCATCGAGTGTAAGGTCACGCTTATGTAAAGTGTGCATTGTACTACAAGAGTTAGCTACGGTGCCAACCTTATAGGTGTCAAACTCTTTCCACCAATAAAGCGGAGCGGTGATGTCCATATACACTACAATCATTCTACGGTACTTTGCGTGAACAGGTCCACCTTGTACTAAGTTAGACGCTAAGGTAAGATCGTTAGGTCCGATGACTGGGTTTTCTTTACCTTCGGAATCGATCCAGACTTCCGAATCGCTTCGGTCCCAAGAATCTTTAGGGTTGCGCATACCACGCAATGCTGGTTGCCAACCACAGGTTTCTACTTTGTCAATGATAATCATATTATCCCTCCTGATGTTTGATACCTTAATTATATCATAGTTTAGAAATGAGGTCAAGGGGGAGAGAATTTTTATAAGAAAAAATTTATTTGTGTTTTACTAATAATTAAATAAACAAACAAACACCCTACAGGGTATATATAGAATATATAAAGGTCGTACCCCGTATAGACGAGGTAATTTAAAACCCAACCCCTAGTTAAAAAGAATAGATAGAAAGGAGGATTTAGATTCAATTAGCGAACTAGACTAGGTCAGTAGGAATTAGATTACTGAATATATAAAAGAAAGGATGTTTATTATGAAATATGATGAACGTGTAGATGATTTATGTTACGAATTAATAAATGAATTACCAAACTATCTTAAATGGATTAAAGAAATTGACGATGCTATTCACTTAGCTTTTGAGACTTACACTTATACAGTATCTAAGAGTATTGAAAACAATTCACCTAAGCTACACATTGTCAAAGATTCTAAAGAAGTAATTGTCAGAATTGATAATGATAACGTAATAGCAACATATAGCAAAGGTACCAATGCTGAGATACAACCATTATATTGTGAATTTTTATATGAAGCAACTGCTGATACGTTGGTTTATATTATAAAACGCTTATTTGAAACTAAAGAGTTCTAAACATTCTGAGAGCGCATCACTTCAGTGGTGCGTTCAATTGGATGTTTAGCATCTAAATAATTAAAAGGAGGTTAATTAAGTGCGGACACTCGAATAAGAACCTGGTCGCAATTCTATTTGAGCCGCAATCGAAATGAAGCGACTGAACGATGAAAGACATCTGGCGTGTGTAGAACCACAACGAGATGCTCTTTTCGCCCAGAAGATGATGGGCAAGACAAAAGAAAAATCTGTTAATTATGAAAGGAGGTGTAGAATATGTACAACTACAGTGTGGTATGTCACTATACAGGAGAGATTCTATATGAATCTCCTTTCCTGTACTTGTGCGATAAGTTTATGCACAACAATAAGGTAGTGGGTGCTGCTGATGTATATGACATCAGAACCACAGTGCCAAAGGTAACTGAGTACACTAGTGCTTACTTCGATTTGCAGATGATGCAAATCAAGATATGCTGTTGTGTTAAGTAGTGTTCGAGTCTGAGCGTAAACATTCTGAGAGCCTATCACTAAGGTGATAGGTTCAATTGAATGCTTAGGCATTCAGGACGTATAAAACATAGATTACCGTCCACAGTACATACTTGCTTTAAGTAAGTGTGAATCTAAGAAAGGAGTATAATGTTATGGTAGTCTTAAGGATGTTGCTCAGCTTGCTCTTGGGGATGCTATTGCGAATAAGCTAATAGCTTTCTGAAAGCAGACTGACTAACGACATCCGAGATAGCTTAAGCTATCTGCCATAACAATAAACGTAATTCACCCCCGTATTGCGACGTCGCCTCTACCATACTCTTGCTGGAGGCGGGGGAAGATACAGCACACCCACCACGGATTAATTCTCTCGTACATCCTTCAACAAGTTGAGAGGATATACTCGATAATTAATATGTTACACATATTAAACTTACAACATATATCATAGAGATATAATTCGTTCTATCTTTCTATCTATTACGGCAAATCTGTTACTTGATTTGAAGTAATTATTCTTTTTCTTTTATATTATATATGGGTTTTAGGGTTTTAAATTTATATTTATTGATTTGTTTTTCTTGTTAATAATTAAACACTTTTGTGTATAGCAAACGCACTTTTTTAATTTTTCATTTTTAATTTCTTATCTAAATTAAACACAAATGTGTCTACTATTACTATTATATTATTATTATATATTATCTTATATACTATTATATAATTATATATAAATATAAAAATAGACACAAATGTGTTTAATTTTATTAACTTTTTAAAATTCACTTTTTCAAAAACCTCATTTGCTTTACACTTTTGTGTTTAATTTTAGCCTATTTTGTATCTTTAACCTCTTGAACGACTGCTTCAGGTACCCAATAACCTATACAAACGATACCATCAGCAGTCGTTGTATGCGAGGGTCCGCATACAGTTGCAACTTTATACTGTCTTTTTCAAACAAATGAACGAATCTTTTTTCGAACAGGTACCGAACACAGGTGTTCACCTGTTACCGAAAAAACACCATAAGAATAGAACAAGTTACCGAAATTGTTTATTCGTTTCGTCTGACCCTTCACTTCATACAATTTCGAACTTGTTACCTATTCTTATTTTCGATTTGTTACCAAAAAAGCCCAATGGGGAGCAACTCTCTCTTGTCTTCTTATTATATCAATTGGTAAAAGCACATATAACCCATTACAAAATTGTAAAGAAAGTATCCTCTACAATTTTGTAATAACTTATATTACTAATGATGTCAACCAATCATAAGCACTTCCCAATTAATTGAAAAGTACTTATTCTTGGGACATCATTGTACCTTGACTCAATCGATAGTAATAAAAAGACAGAGATACCTGCTCTGTCCAGATAAAAAATTGAAAGGTTTGATGAAAAATGAAAAAAGAAAAAAATGTACAGGTGAATTTAAAAAACAAGGAGGACAATAATATGTCAGTAAAAAACATTCCCTATTCTAACAAAGCCTTAAAGAAATGGTCTGCTTTCGCCATCGAGTCTAACATTGCTAGTTTAACTGAGGTAAAAGTACACCCTGCTTTAAACATCTTAAGTTACTCTGCTAAAGATAGACTTAAGGTCAAGAGTAATGGATATTTATCTTATCCTAATGCTAAAAAAGATGTTTCAGAGTTAGACTCTTACAAGTTAACTAAAAGAACTCTTCTAGATTTGGTTAAACAACCTGGTTATGAAAAGTTCCAAAAAAGATTTGCTTGGCTTTACGATAATTATACACCAGAGAATTACGAACTGGTTTGGAATGAACTTCAAGATTATAACGAACGTCGTAAAGAACAGATGATTCAGAAACAGTGTATTGCAGAAGCAGAATGGTTACTTGAAAAACAGGTTCAAGAAATTTCCAGACTGTTTTATCACACTAAAGAAACTCGTGACGAGTTTGGTAAGTTGCATATTGTAGAATTACCTATGCCTAAATGGATAACTGAACTCACGGAAAACCAGAGACAGTATCTACTTGATAGAGCGCGTGTTTGCTATGACAACACCCCTAACTACGAAGTGTGTGAATTGGAAACTCGTCAGATATGTACTGTTCCAGAACGTTTTGTAAAAGACATTAACAAATACGGTGAAGAAACTTATTACTCACCAGAAGAGTTGCCTAAAGAAACTATAACTTTACAATTTAAACAACGTTCTAAAGATAAGTTTAATAATGAATACAAAACGATGTCAGCAGAAACTGCAACTCACAACAGTTTAGTAGGTAAAGTTAATATCGCCGTTGAAAAACTCAGACGTTTGGCAGAAGATGCTACCATACGTGACACTTATATCTGTAAACGCAATGCAATAACCGCATTACGTGAAACTGAAAACCTCAGTTATGAAGAGAAAATGCAACAAGCATTGGCATATGTAACTGAACACAGAGGTGAATATCCACCTGAAGAATTAGTTCAAATTGCTATGCATTTATTTGATATACCTGCAACTAAAACAGTAACTGCTGTAGATAAATCTACAGGTAAAGAATACTGTTATATGGTTACAGGTGGTGAAAATATAATGGAACCTATCACAGATATGCAAGGACCTGATTCACCTTATGGTTTAAATGTTGAGTTCAGAGATTTCCTTGAACCTATCTATGAAGATGAGGGGCTTTAAGCCTCTCATTTTTTTTTTATGGTCG